ACTCGGGTGCGCGAGCCGTTCGATCCGCGCTCATTACGTCAAGTTTCGTGACGCCGGCATTCGCCGCAATGGAGATCCGGTGCCCGTTGTTGATCGGCGCTACCGCGGCAGCTTTGAGGTGTCCGAATGAGCGACCTGATGCAGTCCATCCCCATCGGTCACGACAACGCAATGCGCGCCAGCTTGATCTGGAAGCGTTACGGCATTGGTGCCGAGTCGTCGCTGTCCAAGAACCTGAACGAACTGGCCATCGCCGGCACGATCCACCGTCGGCAGCAACAGCACCGGCATGCTCAAGGCTTCACCTGGCTTTACTGGAGGGAGGCATGAGCGCGGAGGCCTACAGCGACTTTCTGGCCAGCAAGGCCATCCGCGCTACAGAGCGCGGCCTGTCCGATGTGCCGAAACTCTCGGGGCACCTTTTCCCGTTCCAGCGGGCGTGCGTTGATTTTGCGCTCCGCGCCGGTTCGGCCGGGAATTTCCTTTCCACCGGTCTCGGCAAGACAGCTTGCGAGCTTGAATGGTCCGCGCACGCAGCGGAAGCCAGCAACGGAAAAGCGCTGATCCTGGCCCCGCTTTCTGTCGGCTGGCAGATCGAGAAAGAGGCTCATCGTTGGGGGTACGAGGCCCGGGTCATCCGCGAGCAGGATGAGGCAAAGGCCGGCATCAACATCTGCAACTATGACCGGCTGGATAGGCTCGATCCGGCAGCCTTTGGCGCGGTTGCGCTCGATGAAAGCTCGATCCTGAAATCCTTTGGCGGGAAAACCTCCCGCGCTCTGATCGAGGCGTTCGCCAATCATCGGTTCCGGCTATCCGCCACGGCGACGCCGGCCCCGAACGATCACATGGAGCTAGGGCAACAGTCGGACTTCCTGGGCGTCATGCCTTCGTCCGAAATGCTCATGCGCTGGTTCATCAACGATACATCGGTCGCGTCTCAGGAATGGCGGCTCAAGAAACACGCCGTGAACGACTTTTGGGATTGGTGTGCTTCATGGTCGCGCATGGCGGAACTTCCATCCGACCTCGGAGGGGATGATACCGGCTTCGTGCTGCCGCCCATGAAGATCATGCGGCACCGGGCCGAGGCTTCGCCAATCAAGGGATCTGATCTGTTCGGCATGGTCGATATGTCGGCCACCACCATGCATGAAGTGAAGCGGAAGACGGCTGACAACCGGTCGCGGTCGATTGCCGACCTGGTAACCGGATCGCCGTCGGAGCCGTGGGTGATCTGGTGCGATACCGATTACGAGGCGGACGCGATCAAGGGTCTATTGCCTGACGCATCCGAAGTCCGCGGCTCCCATACACCCGAGCACAAAGAGAAAACGCTTCGCGCCTTTGCGGACGGGTCGGTTCGCGTCCTTATCACGAAGCCCGCGATCTGCGGCTTTGGCCTCAACTGGCAACACTGCGCCAGGACGGCATTTGTCGGCCGCACGTTCTCTTATGAGGCTTGGTACCAGGCCGTGCGGCGGTTCTGGCGGTTTGGGCAGCAGCGTGAGGTCCAAGTCCACCTGATCGTTGCGGAGGGCGAGGAAGCAATCGCTCGTGTGATTGATCGTAAGGCCGACGACCACGCCACCATGAAGGTGGCCATGCGCGCGGCGATGCTTCGTGCCAACGAGCGGTCTGTGATCCGCAAGACGTCTTACCAACCGAAACATAAAGCAGGGGTGCCGGCATGGGCCGCGTGATTGAATGCCTCGACTCTGCGGTCGGCGAGAACTTCGTCGCCTATAACGGCGATTGCGTCGCTGTGGCCGGTCAGCTTGCGGATGAGACTGTGGGCTTCTCGGTCTATAGCCCGCCGTTCCAGAACATCTTTGTCTATTCGGACAGCGAAGCCGACATGGGCAACTGCACGACGGACGAGGAATTCAATCGGCATTATCAATTCCTGATCAAGGAACTGTACCGGCTCACCAAGCCGGGCAGGCTGACCGCGGTCCATTGCTCCGATCTGCCATCCTCTAAATGGAAAGACGGTGTGATCGGCCTCAAGGACTTCCCTGGCGATATCGTGCGGGCGCACCAAGCCGAAGGCTGGATCTTCCATTCTCGCATCTGCGTGTGGCGCGATCCCGTCGTGGAAATGACGCGCACCAAGGCGCTCGGGCTGCTCTATAAACAACTAAAAAAGGACAGCACGCGCTCGCGCATGGGCCTTGCGGATTACGTCCTTGTATTCCGCAAGCCCGGCGACAACGCAGAACCGGTCGAGCAGATGCCGGAAAACTTCCCGGTCTCGCAATGGCAGCAATGGGCGTCGCCGGTCTGGATGGATATCAACCAGACAAACACGCTCAATGTGAAAATGGCGAAAGACGGCGCCGATGAGCGCCATCTATGCCCGTTGCAACTCGATCTGATTGAGCGCGCCGTGACGATGTGGAGTAACCCCGGCGACGTTGTTCTCTCGCCGTTCATGGGCATCGGCTCCGAAGGCGTATCAGCGTTGAAGCTCAAGCGCCGGTTCATCGGCATCGAACTCAAGCCGTCCTATTTCAAGCACGCGACCCGCTACCTCGAACAAGCGGAGCGGCAGGGCGACTTTCTCTTTGCAGGAATAGAGGCAGCGGAATAGATGGCCGAAATCGCAAAGCATCACACCCTCGCACCGCGTCAGATGCGCCGTGTCGTCCTCGAAAGCCCCTTTGCCGGCGATGTCGAGGCCAATCTCACTTACGCGCGTGCCTGCATCCGGGATTCGCTCCTGCGCGGCGAGGCGCCATTGGCGAGCCACGCACTATACACCCAGCCCGGCGTCCTGAACGACGACGATAAGCTGGAGCGCGCGCACGGGATCAACGCTGGGCATGCATGGATGCACCTGGCGGACGCCGTGGTGGTCTACACCGACCGCGGCATCAGCTCCGGCATGGAAGCCGGCATCAACTCCGCGCGCTTCCACGGAATCCCCATAGAGTACCGAAAGCTGGAGGCGTCATGACCGAGCAAACCAGATCCCGTTGCGTCAGCGTCCACGAATCCGAGGTTATCGGATGGTGGGAGATCGGCTGGCACTTCGTCGGCGTCGATACGTCCCGTCAAAACTACTGCCTCATGGAATGGAGGAGCGACAAACCACCTGTCGCCCCGTTTCGTGATGAGGAGTTTTCATCGCTCGTTGCGACCGTAGCTTCGCTTGAGGGGAGAGCTGCATAATGCCTATCAGCAAGAAGACTGCAATGGACATCGCCCTCGCATATCGCGAGGTTGAGACCGCCGAGGCTCTTTTAGCCGAGTTGAGCGTCGCGCTTTCCCGGCGCAACTCGCCAGACATCCGAGATGCGTTTGGCCGCCATCAGGACGGCTTGCAGCTTGGCGTGCCGTCGGGGAACAACGGCCACCGGCTGTTCAACGTGCCGTGGGTGTTAGCGCGCCCAATTATTGAGGCGCACATAGCGCAGCAGAAATCCATCATCGCGGCGCTCAGTGAGCTGGCCGCGACTGAATTGGCCGGCGGCGCTTCATTGGAGGCGGTGGCGTAATGGGCGAGTACTCGAAAATCGAGTGGACGACGCACACGTTCAACCCATGGATAGGCTGCACGAAGGTGTCGGTGGGTTGCGACCATTGCTATGCAGAGACACTTTCGAACCGTTACGGCTGGGTTCAATGGGGGCCGCACGGTCAGCGCAAGCGCACCAGCGTGGCGAACTGGCGGAAGCCACTGCAATGGGCGAAGGCCGCGCGCCTTAGCGGCGCTCGGCCGCGCGTCTTCTGTGCCAGCCTTGCCGATGTATTCGACAACCAAGTTCCGCTGGAATGGCGCGCCGATTTGTTTGCGCTTATCGACTCAACACCTGAACTTGACTGGCTGCTCCTGACAAAGCGGCCCGAGAACATTGCGAAGATGATCTTTGGCGCCCGCTGGGATTCTGGGCTTCCAAGGAACATCTGGCTCGGCACGACTTGCGAAGATCAGGCCGCTTACGACCGCCGCTGGCCGGTTCTGCGCGCGGTCGCGGCATATGTGCACTTCATCAGCTATGAACCTGCTGTAGGACCGCTGCGGCTGCACTATGGGTCAGACCGCCCCGACTGGCTGATTTGCGGTGGAGAGAGCGGGCACGGTGCGCGCGACATGCCGCGGCGATGGGTTGAAGATATCAAGGCGGACTGCGAGCGCGCGGGCGTCTTTTTCTTCATGAAACAGATGGCTGGCAAGAAGCCAATTCCGGATGATTTGCTGGTGCGTCAGTTTCCGAGGGCAATATGACCACCGATCAACTTCAGAAATATCGCACAGTTAACCTCGAAGCCGAACTTGGCGTGACCGTCAGGCCAGATCCCGAGCACGTCTGTCTCGTCAACGGTCGGCAATGGTTTGAATTCGAGGCGTCCTACACCGACACGGAATCCGGACGGCCGTTTTCATTCTCGTTCTGGGCGCTGAGTTTCGATGATGCCCGCCGGCGCATCGAATGCATGAGAGACACAGTGACCGTCACCGGACAGATTTACGGGACGTATCCTGACGATGGATTGGCGGAACAATTGATGCAGGGGGACAAGAAATGATGCCGCAAACAGACAGCAACACCGGAAGGGCGCCCGCAACATCGGAGGCGTCCCACAGCTTCGCCAAGGGCCAGTTGAAGGCCATCATCGAGCGGATCGAGAAGCTCGAGGAAGAGAAGAAAGCCATCAGCGACGACATCAAGGACGTCTACGGCGAAGCCAAGGGCAACGGTTTCGACGTCAAGGCGCTGCGCACCATCATCCGCATGCGCAAGCAGGACGCCGATGAACGGCAAGAGCAGGAAACGATCTTGGAGACTTACCTCCAGGCTCTCGGCATGATTTGATTGTAACGTTTCAACGTAACAGAAGGAAACGTTACATGTCCGGTACTGATGACTTCGATTGGAGTGCTGCTCG